AAGTCGCTAAATGAGCGGATTGATTCAGGAATCCCACTGACGCCTAAACAGTTCAAATCATTGAAGAAAGTCGTCTGGTACTTGAAGAAACAGACCGAGCAAAATCACTAATCATTTCAGGGGGTTGCATGACCATTCAGATTTCTAACGATATAGCACAACTTATTGTTATTGCTACGTTTTCTTTGCTTCTAGTGAAAGTCGTTTTATCTTCACTAGTTACAAGGAAACCCGCAAGACGAAAAATCACAAGAAAATCAACGAGTTCAAGCAATGAGAAAAAAACGTAAGAAAAATAAGAAGTTACACAAACACAGAAACCCCTACGCTCTAAGTCTTTGTTTTCACAAAGGAAAAGGGCATCACGGCGATAAACGCAAGAAAAACAATAAGTTAGCGTGTCGCAAAAAAGTTCAAGAAGATTGAGAGGTTACAGATGGAAGATTGGTCGCGAGAAGATTTAGTTAATGAAATCAACTGGTTACGGGATGTGTCGGATAGGCGATTCAAGCGCAGTCAAGAAATGCGTAATCATATCCAGTACTTAGAGCAGACGGCACGGGCAAGACTCGACACCATCGGCATAATGACTAAGGAAATCAATAGGTTACGAGAGTCTCTTGAGAAAACTCAACGATAACAGGAGGTTGAAGCATGACAGATAACCAGTGGGAATCAAACGAGATTTCAATGTGGGTCAATAATGATGAATCATTACACCAACTTGCACAACGAAGTGAGTCGTCTAACGATTTCTTCGATGTGCTTGAAATGATTGGGGTTTCTCATCTTGGAGGTATCAAGATAACCCCTTGGAATGTAAGGGAAAGTTGGGAGGACGCAAATGACTAATGATTTCGACCAGTTAACACACGCAGAGATGCGAGCGGTCTACAAGCAAAACCTTAAAGATTTTGAGAGGTTACAGCGCAAGACGCAAGTGCTTGAAATCCTTAATGAAATGGATGTACCGGACATGAGGAAAGACCTCAATAAAATCGGTAACTTACGTTGGTTGCAGCGTAACTTATTGATTCGAAACGGGAATCATCCGAAGGCAGTGGAAGTAGTTGAAACCATTGCCAAAATGGCGAGAGAGAAAAATAAACAAAATCAACAGGTTATGAAACTACCTGTTATTTCGGAGGGTTAGAGATGGATGATTTTACAACTAAAGAGAAGTGTATCTTATTGATATTTGAAGGGATTTTTTGGATGTCTTTCCTTAGTGTTGTCGGAGGGTTATAATGGAAATGATTAAACGTACCGGAATCATTAAGGTTTCTCAGAGTGGAATGGCGCAAGAAATAGTTATGCGTTATCAAGGACTTAGACTACAAAAGGTAGAAAGTGCTCAGATTCCACTAAGATACAAGAGGAATCATTATGTTAATATTTACAAGGACTTAAAGTCTATTGTAAAGAAATAAAACAATATTCAGCACTTACACTATATTGCCCTATAAACGCAGTAAAGTCGGTAGGTTAGGGTAGGCATAGGGTAAGTCCTTAAAAGCGTGTTATATTAAGGGGTTAAGCGTTTGGTAAGGTAAGGCGTAAGGGGTTGATATCATAATGATATATAGCACACCCATAATCCCTTAGATTATATAGTGTTATAAAGGCGCTAAGGAAACAAAGGAATGCTGCAAGTTATTATAATCATTGCGCTTTTGACTGCCTTATTTGCCTTATCATCCATAGGGTTAGGCATCATTAGGGCACTACTTGGGAAGGGTATAGACCTTTTCTTTTTTATTATCAAGGGGTTAGTGTGGTTGGTTTGCGTCCTTATTACCATTCCCATTGTTTTGGCGCTATTATAAGCAACCTAACTACAAGGCGTAAAAGGGCGATTTTATTTAACTTTCTCTAGAGTGAGATAAAAAAATAAAAACGCCAACTTACGCAACACGTTAAGTTTGCTAACGGGTACCCCTACCCCCCCGTATCCTATAGCGTTTTGCCGGAATATACTTAACATAATGATAACAGTGTGTTATGATCGCGCTTAGGTACACGAACATATCGCCGGTATTTTTTGGAGATTTGGGTTTTATTAGGGGAACTTAGGTATAACTTAGGCAAGTAAAGGGTCTATTTAATATATTAACCCTGGGGAAATACCGATGAAAATTACAAAAGACTTATTACGCGAAATGATTAAAGAGGAACTCGTTGCTCTTAAAGAGGAAATGGGTCTTAAACCCGACCAATTGACACCCGAACAGCAAGCGCTTAGAAATAAAAAGGTAATGCAATTTTTAAGCGATCCTGCTGTTCATAAATTACAAAAAAAGTATGGAATATTTTTAAGTAAAGTGCCCTTAGGTGATGACTATAATAGTTATGATCTGCTTAGTTACTTTGGATTAGATGCTAAAGCAGTCCGTCAAAAGGATGTATCTGATGTAATGCCCAACCTTAAGAAATCAGGTGAAAACCTTTCAAATAAGGAATATAATAAGGCTCTTTATCAGTACGTTCGCACCAAAAAGATCGTTGATGGAATGAAAAATTCGCCTTTCTATGATCAGGAACTATCTGATCTTCGCAAACAGCGTGCTGCTTTGTTAAAAATGCGCGCAAAAGATCCAACCCTTCCCGAACCTCCCCCTATTGGTTAATTGTTTTCTATGGTGGGGCGGCACTCACATTTCTGTGCTGTCTCACCTATAGCGTGACCTAACGCAAAAGAGAATATAATCAGGATGATAGTGCATAGATAAAGATCTATTCGTTTATAGGGCATTGTTGTCCTCCTGGGAATGGATAAGGTATTGGATTGCTGCTTCTAAGGATTTTATATTGTCTTTGAAATATCCTAGACCTAAGTTACAGTTATTACATAATAAACCTCGGACTTTTCCGGTTGAATGACAATGGTCAACTTTCCAACCTCCAATACCTCGGGGTTCATCTGTCCCGCAAATTTTGCATTTATTATTTTGGTTCTCGACCATGCGGTCATATTGGTCTGCGTCTATGCCATATTTGCGAAGTAGTTCTTTAGATTTTAATTCTTTCCTATTGAATTTATTATATAATTTGCGTTGATTCTTTCTACGCTCTTTTCGGGCATCATACGCTTTGTCTAAATTTTCGCTATATTTGTTATTCGGCATGATTATATTATACCGAACCAAAAAATTTTCTTAATCCCAAAATCTCGCCCCGCAAAAAAATCGCGGGAATATTTTTCCAGATTTTGAATCTATTTATTACATGGAAAAAATACTAAACGATTGGCGTTCTTATGTCAATGAACAAACTGAGGGTTTGTCAGATCTTCAAAAGCAGAGAGCATCTGAGTATGTTGCCTCCCTTGTCAAGTTTTTAATAGAGGCATCAGAACCAAAACTTAAAGATGTGGTTTTTGAATTGATCACAAACTGGAATAAAAAACAAAGTCGCGGCGAATACGAGGGTCGTACTGACCATGTTATACGTTCTAAGGGAAAAGCATTTATTAATAAAGCAGAATCTGCTGCGGACAAACTGCTTCAAACTGTTATTAATTTTGAGAAAAGAAATCAATTACCATCACTATTAAATGGTTATAGAAAAATAACTGGATCATCTTTAACCGATGATCTTCAAAAAATTATTATTTTACCAATGTCAGTTGGCAAAAAAATTGAACAAATTCTGAAGATTTTTGGTACGACCAAAAAAACACCCGCAGAACTAAAATCAAATAATTTATTTTTTCCCGGTATGCAAATTATTTTAAAACAACTTGCAAAAAGTTTTCTCAGAGAAGGTGCTCCACTTAATGTAAGAATGCTTGGTTTATACCTTTCTAAATTTAAAGGACCTTTTACAGAAAAAAACTTAACACAATCCGAAAAAGAATTTATTAAACAAATATGTTTATTTGAGATGAATTCGCGCTGGGTGGAGGATGTGCTGGGTAAAGCGTGGGGCGAGGTATGGGACAATACATTCTTTGGAGACGACTACTGGGCTAAACCGATTCGTCAGCGTGAAACTCCACAAAGGGATGCTGCGATTGCCGCTTTCAAGCGATCAGAGTCAAGGTCGGAAAAACAATATAAAAAATTTAAAAAAGGTGAACTTGGTCCAACTGCGATTATGCCAACACCATCAAGTTATGATGGAAACATGAGAGTGTATGGCAAATCAGGCAAGGCGGGCGATATCGCCACTTTAGAAACAACATCATTTAAAATTGGCGGCAAGGGCAAGAGTTATCGATCCTATACCAAGTATAAAAAACTGTTTTTTGGCGGTGGAACAACAAATATTGACAAAGGCAAAATTGTCGGTACTGTTGGGGAAGATACGGCAGATGCCCTTGGTACAGCACTGGGGCAATTTATATTTAAAGTTGACACTAAAAGTAAACAAATTCGTATTTTTGATAACTATGATTTTAATCAGGCAGATCGAGCAATGAACCTTGAAAAAGCTGGGGAGCGTGGTCAAAAATTTATGTCCACACCTTCAATTGAATTTGCAAAACACACCAAACACGCTTTGAAGAATCTTTTGAAAATTATAAAAAAGAATGAAAAATTTAATCTTTTTAATTTTATTGAAGATATGTCTACAATGGTTGCAATTGTAACTAAAAATTATAACGGTTACCCAGTTAGAATAACCTTAAAATATGATAACAACCCTTCAAAAGTTAAACCGGGTCTATGGAAAGGGTTTAGTTAAACTTTATAGATTACTAATTACCCCGTACCTGGAGGTAATCATTTATGAAAACACATATAACTGAATATGAAATGAAACTCGCAAACATTATGTCTGCGATTGAATATGATTTTCCCGACTTTAAAATCGTATCAAAAAAAGACTCTAAACTTATGAGGATCTTATCAAAGGTCCTCTTTTTTAATAAAAACTTTATGACCCGTTACATCACGGTTATTGGCAATACTGTATATGTCCCATCTAAGCAGTGGGTAAAAGATAATCCTTATGCTGCTTTAGAAGTATTTTGTCATGAATGGGTTCACATGAAAGACAATAGAGAGTTAGGACCCTTATTTAAATTCCTGTATTTAACACCACAAATTTTTTCTTTGATGTCGCTGTTTTCATTGTGGTCTGGCAACCTTTGGTGGTTATTATGCCTTCTCTATCTTCTACCTATGCCCTCACTCGCTCGTTCTGAACTTGAGATGCGTGGATATGCTGTCAGCATGGCAGTCCGTTGGTGGGTCTTGGAAGAAAAACCTGATTATGAAAGAATCTCAAAATATTTTACTTCGTCAGCATATTACTGGATGTATCCTGTAAAGTCAGGAGTAATTCAAGATCTTGAAGAAAACTTTGAGAGAATTAAGCGAATGGAACTTCGCCCTCATGAAAAGCAGATTTTAGAGATTCTCGTTAATTAAGAATAATCGTCTTTCCTTTAGCACTCAGAGAAACAATCGTAGGTGAAACTTTGTTTTTACTCGCCTGCATAAAGACCTCGATTTGTAAAAATCTGCCTTTAACGCCCTGTAACTTATAAGGAAATTTATTTGGCGGGAAAGGTCCAATCTTTTTGGACCACTGTGTTGTTTCCATCAACTTTAAATCATCAGCGACTCTATAGCGGACATCAATAAAAGAATTTTCGGGGGTCACAAACTCAAGGTCTATTTGTTCCCATTCCGTAGTGGTTTTTGTTTCAGCAACAGTGCCACCCCAACCACCATAACCAAATGTGTGTTGGAAGTCTCCCTTTGGTGCTGTGTAGTTGTGTAGAGTGTACCCTGTCATGTCTGAATAGGTGTATGGACCTTTGCCTACGGAATACTCACCAACAACAGAGTTTTTAGTTGGGTCAATTTTTGTAGCAGAGGACTTTGACTGATTCACCGCCCAGACATAACCGTCGTAGTCCACAGCGATGCCCACAGGGTATCTACCACTGCCTAATGAGATGTGTTGCATTACAGTGAGAGTAACAACATTAATTTTTGCAACTGAAGAAGTTTGATCGAGAGCAACATAAACATGTCCGTCGTTGGAAGTTGCAATGCCACGACTTCTATTATTATGTTTAACAACCGCCCATTGTTTTGTTATTGGGTCATAGCGAGAAGATGAAGTTGTTGTGTCCGCTACCCAAATGCGACCAAACATATCTACATTGATGCCGTAGGGTGAACCACCACCCTTTCCTACATTCTGAACTGATTTGGTTTTTGGGTCAACTCGTAAGAGAGCAGAACATCCACGACCAGCAATCCAAATAATGCCCTTTTGATCAATAACAAGTCCATAAGGGTTGCAACCAATGTTTATTTGGTCTACTGATTGTCCAGCATTTGGTTCAAGTCTACGAAGTCGCTTGCTGTTCCAGAAACCAAACCAAGCGTGGTTGTCTTTATCAACTCCCGCTGCACGGGCAACGGTCTTACCGTCAGGGTTTACAATAAATTGAATGCATTCATCATTAGAAACAATGTTTTTACCTGATGAGGTTTCAATGTTGCCGTTTCCGTTTTTATCTACACAATCTTTTTTATTTACTCTTATCTTCGCGACTGAACCGTCTCCACGACAACCTATCCAACAGTCACCGTTGAGGTCCACAGATGTGCGAGAAGGGTTAGAACAAATACTGTACCGACCTTCTTCGACACCTGTTTTAGTGTTTAGTTTTGAGACAGTGTTCTCAGAAGAGTTTGCAATCCAAATGTGGTTGAGGTTTACTGATGTTTTGCCAATGTCCAACTCTATGTAACCATTCGCATCTAACTTCAGACCCTTTTTATTTCCAAGGTCAAATGGTTTGCCATAGTCCGGTCCTATTTGTTGTTTAATGCAAGAAAGGTCGCAAGTTCCACAGGAAGAAAGGACTCCTTCATCAATAAGTCCATTGCAGTTATTATCCTTACTATCGCAGGACTCTGGTTGCGGTAACTTCTCACCAGTACACATTCCCCAATAACCTGATTTACAAAGTTGAATGCCTGCTTGGCAAATACCTTTTCCTATCCATTGGGGTTCACCTGAGTAGCAGTTTGCTGCCGTTGACTTACAAGGACACCCTTCCCAATTTTGTTTTGAGCAGTCAGGGCAAATAGCAGCAAAGTTTGGGTTGCTATCATCACAGTCGCCGCCTTTGTAGCAACCAAGACCATAACCATCGCCATCTTTATCTACACATGTCTGCCACATTCCAGTGTCAGGTAGACCACCCTTTGTATCAGGACCACCGATTGGAGGACCAGAGGAAGTGTCTTTCTTTGGAGGGTCTGGGAGAATAGTATCAATCGTACCACCATCAATGAATTGAACATTTACATCAGGTGGAGGACCGAGAGCATCAACCGTACCAGTTGAATCTACTGGTAAGGAAGTTGTATCTTCAACAACATCTTTTGGTAAAGTTATAATATCTGGTGTTGGAGTATAATATCCAGCATCAGCAAGTGTTATTGGTGTATAGGATGGTGCTTTGGAGCACCCGCCAATGATTAAAAAGATAAAAAATAATTTTCGCATAGTTGTACCTCAAGTACAACCATTATAACACTACTTCCAGAAAATTTGAATACCAACAAGTGTGAAAGCAAGTAAAGAACTTACAATATTTTTTGGAGTAAAAGCAGATTCGCCCATCAATATCCAGGTTAATATTGGAAAACTGACATAGGACAATCCAAATCCAAGTAGTCTAGACGCCCATGCAGATTCTAATCCAGCGTAAGACCATTTAGATCCCCACCAAAAAGCAAGAGAAACCGGTAGGGACCAAATAAGTGCTGTTATGAGAGGTTTGTCTTTCCACCAATCCCAAACAAACTGAGAGTTGTTTAGAAACCAAGCAAATACTTGTCCCAGTAAAAGCATCAGGGATCCAAGTATGATTAGTGTAGTTTTAGACATTACTTTTTCTTTTTTAAGCGTTGTGTCTTTTTCTTAGACGCTTCCTTTCTCTTTGTAGCATAATCATATGCTTTTTTCAAGCGCTTTTTTGTTTCAGGGTTCTTTGCATTACGATAAGCAGCACGAACTCGCTGATGTATGAGATTTATTATTTGAGATTGACGGGCATGATCTTTGGACTTAAAGTCAGATCTTGAGAGTGTATCTCTGATGTCTGAGACAGTTTTAAATTTTACTGGGACTGTATCTTTTGGATTCTCATCTGTGTAAAGGCGACGACTTGAACCTTTTGGTTTTTTACCAGTGCCTTTAGCGGGTTCTTTCTTTTCGCCCATGTGTTTGAAGTATTGTACTTCACGTTCACGTTGACGAATTGCTTTTTTAGTTGTTTTACAACCCAATTTTCTACGTTTGCCTGTTTTTCGGTTCTTTTTCTTGGAGTATAGGCAGTATTTGTCACCAACTTTACGAATAATTTCTTCTAGTGGTTCTTCAATTTGCTCATTTTTATAATGACCACCACGTTTTTTACGCTTGCAGTATGCTTTCTGACTAAACCCTTTTGGATTTGAGCAATTTATTGATTTTTTGTATTTTACAGACCAGCGTTTTTTCTTTTTGCCAGTTCTGGGTTTATTGTATTCAACAATTATGCGAATCATATAGTAAGTAGTCTAAGATGACTTACTTTTTTCCCAACAATCTGGACAAACTAGCGCTTTTTTGTCACCATCTGCGACAACCATCCAAGACATTGCCATCTCTCTACTCTTTTTATCAAAGTCGCGATTGCAGAGTGAACAATTATCAGGTAAAAATATACTGCTTAACTTACTTTGAAGTTCTTTGTTAGCATCTTTCTCTTCTTTTAGATGTTTCTTTCTTTTAATTTTTCTTTTTAAGTTATTACTCATAATTTGATGGTAACATATTTTATATTCAGTATTAACTATTTATTTTTAGTTGCGGAGAAATTAACATGAAAGTACGTTTTGTCATCAAAGAGCAGGAAGATACTTTGGTTCAACCACCAGAGGAAGTCACTTCTGGCAAGAATGAATTAAAAAATCAGATTGACTCAGAACTATTAAATCTAAATCTTGATGATGTAGACACTCAACAATTAGAAAATTTACTAAATCAAATTAAAACAATGAAAGGTGAAGATGCAGCATCACTTGCAGAGAAGAAAAAGTTGACAAAATCTAAAATCAAAAAGAGAGATGAAATTGCCGATGCGATTTCTACTAAAGACATTGAGAAGCGATATGGTGTTGGCAAAAAGAAAGCAAAAGATATCAAATATGCAATTGCCACAAAGACAGCAATGAAGTAGAAAAAATGAAACTAATACTTGAAAATTGGCGAAACTTTTTAAATGAGCAAGATGATGCAACAGTCCCAGCAAAACCAGGGGCAAAAAAAGCATTTTATGATGCTCCAACAGCAAAATTAGGTCCTAAAAAAGACGTTGAAGGTCAAGAATTGGACCCTATTGAACTTACGACTGACATAGAAAAAGAAAATGCGAAGCAAATTTTCTTATATTACTTGAAAGAGAGAAATGTTAGAGACATTTTTAACTTAGGTACAATGCCAAAAGATCAAGAATTTAATAAAATGATGAAAGAACCAGCAAAGGTTAAAAAATTCATTGATCATATGGTTGCAAAAAACGATATTTTGAAAAAAAATAAGATTAAAGAGTTTTTAGGGGCAGGATCTTTTGGATTTGTTGTACTTTTAGATAACGATCATGCACTTAAAATTTATAGTGGTTCATTTGATCCAGAAAAAATCATCGACTTAGGTGCCAAAACTGACCGTGAGAGATATCAAACATCTCAAGAAAAGGCATTCGGTGGAGTTGGAGACATTACAGACTTGCACATCTATGATGAAGGTGAGATTGAGTTACCAACAGACCGCACTTGGTACTATGCAGAGATGCCAGAGTTAGTAAAACTTAGTGATCATATCCGTTTTGTACATAAAGATAAGAACCCAGCGGAAGTTACCACTAAATTAGACCTTGAAATTACAAAGTTGAAGTATATTGCTCAAGATGATGTTGAAAATGAAACTGAAAGTGACATTGAAAGTGTCATGAAGGAACACAATATTACTCTTTTGGACAAAAAGTTTGCAGCAAATCTTTTGGATCAGTTAAGAGACATGCTAAAAACAAAAACTTTTGAACAAATTCAAGATGTTAGAGGAGCAAACATTGGAATCATGCGTGGAAAAGAAGAGATTCCAGTGATTTTTGACTACTAAATGAGAAAATTATTACCATTTTTCATAGTTTTAGCAATTTCAATGCCTGTTTTTGGAAAATCAAAGGCAAAGTTCTATGATTTTAGTGACCAACTCATTGACGGCAACATAAAAAAACCATCAACCATCTTTATGGAGTCTAGAGTTAGAGCAAAATTCGATAAATTGCTAAAATTGAAGAAATCTTTCATTCCAAGATTGCTAATGACCGGAAAAAACCCAAATTTAAAGTAAAAATTCTTAGTGAACCGTCAAACTAACGTATTTTGACAGAAAATCTTCAATTGTAGCACTATCATCAATCCTTTGCTTGACTTCTTTCATTATTTCCAAGCACTCTATCGTGTTTAGATTGTCTGAATGGTCTTCTATGAGGTCAGATAACAGATTTATTGTCTCAATTACGTTGTTAGTGTAGAGAATGAGCATATCAAAGACGTGATCTTCTAAATGATGGTTCTCTATGAGTAGCATTTTGGCACGATTGCGACAGGATAAGGCAATCCCCAAAATTTTAAGTATATCTTTTAGTTCCATAGAGTAGATTATACTACTTTTTGGAAACTTTTTCAAATAATTCTAAAAATTGTTTGTCCAACTGACTTTTATTGTTTGATTTTACGCTAAACTTGTAAGTCTGTTCAAACTTTTGCATGAATTGTGCTTTTCTTTTGTTATCTTTTTTCATGAATGCGCTTGAACTTATTGCGGATAAAATTATAATACTAAAAGAAAAAAGAACTAAAAAGTTTTTCAAAACTCAACCCTCCCAGGTATTTATAATATGAAGAAAATTATTGTTGTGCTAATTTTTCTAACTCTAAATAGTTGTTCGATGTCATCAATCCGCACAAAATCTGTTTTTTTTAGTGGGACTTTCTTAAAAATTGAAAAAAGTGTGACTGTTACGGTCTGCAATCCTAAAAACCGAAGTCAATGCCTCACAAGAGTAATGGAATCAAGTGCATCATCTTTTTTGATTGGTCATAAAAAGAACAAATCATATATTATGACTTCTGCTCACGTCTGCTTAACAGATTATGGTAAGTTGATGACACTTCCAGGTTTCCGAGCAGACGAAACTTTCTATGGTTTAACTGAGAAGATGGAAAAGCATCTTTATTTTATTGAAGCAGTTGATAAAGAATCAGACCTTTGTATCGTATCAACTAAGCGTTTTAAAGGTAAACCATTTAAGATCGCAAGAAAGAACCCAAAAAGAGGTGAAAAGATTTACAATATTGCTGCGCCTCTTGGAGTGTTTGAGAAAGATTTAGTTCCTCTCTTCGAAGGATACTTTACAGGACAGGCACATGATAGGACTGTTCTATCTTTACCAGCAACTGGTGGATCATCTGGTTCTCCAGTATTGAATGAAAATGGAAAAGTTATTGGAGTTGTCAGTGCCGTGGTGAGAAATTTTCATCACGTAGTCGTATCATCAACCTTAAAACAAATAAAAACAATCATAAAAAGTGTAAATAAATAAACTATTTACTTAGGTTGTGATATTATGTCTGAAATGAATGAAGTAAAACATAAAAATGAGAATCCTAATCAAGCATCAATGGCAGTGATTGTTTCTCCAAAGGATGAGATTTTATTACTTAAAAGACCAAGCAATCTGCGAGAAGAACACTTTCCAAATAAATGGTGTTTAGCGGGTGGTGGTGGTCTTGAGGGTGAGTCACCAATTGAGAATGTTATTAGAGAAGTTTCAGAGGAAACCGGTATACAACTTGAATCCAATATGCTGCACTATTTATTAAATAAGCGAGATGGGGATAAGAATTATCATTTTTTCTATGCAAGAACGGATCAGCAACCAAGTATTATGAATGTTTTAGATGAGCATGAAGAATTTAGGTGGATCAGAGCGGACGAAATTGAAGATTATGATATGATTAAAGACACTCACAGTATTATAAAAATGGCTTTACGGAATATAATGTAATGAAATTAACAGTAGCAACAGATGAATTAGATTTTGCTCAAAAATCAACTTTAAATAAGGATTTTTGGCAAGATGAAAAATTAAACCCAGAAGTTAGAAAGGTAATCCTTGCTATTGTTAAAAATTATCTACAATCAACAAATTTAGAAATCGATATCGATGATGTTGATGAGATTGAATTTACAGGAAGTTTGGCGAACTATAATCACAATAAATTTAGTGATGTTGACATTCACTTACTCTTTGACTTTTCAAAGTTGGGAAAAGATCCAGATTTTATGCGCGAACTGCTTGTTGCAAAAGCAATTAACTGGAACGATAGACACAACGTAACAATTTTTGGTCATGAAGTTGAGTTGTATATCACTGATGCTGGCACTGATCATCATTCGACTGGTGTATACAGTATAAAAGATGATGAATGGTTGGTCAAACCCGTCAGAGATCCAAAGTTATCCGCAGAATTAAACTTAAATAAAGTAAAAGACAAAGCAGATAAAATTTCTAAAAACATTGACATGCTTGTCGTTAAAGATGAACTATCTTATGATGCACTAGAAACGTTGAAAGATAAAATCAGAAAGATGCGCGAAGCAGGTTTGGAAACCGGCGGTGAATACTCCACAGAAAACTTGGCGTTTAAACTGCTCAGAAGGCGCGGAGAACTAAATACTCTCTATTCCCTTATGAACCAAGCACAAGATGCAGAACTCTCGTTAGACGAGGATATAGAGTGGTGGAAGAAGCGTCGTAGTTTGGATAATAAAAACTACCGCGAACTCATGGGTCACATCAACAAAAAAAGCAACTTTAAAAGAAAGTACGCTGGTAAAAATATTGGTTACCCAAAATCTGTTAGTCGTAAAAAAATATCAAAAATGGGTCCTCCATACGATGTAGACCCACCAATGAAACTACCAAAAAGTGGACCACCCGGTGTTGGAGCACTTGAAGAAGAGAATAATCTAACTGAAGATAAAATACCAAACAGTCTAAAAAGTGCATTTGACAAAATAAAAAATGCAACAATGAAATTCCAAGTATTAAAACCAGCAAAAGGAACATTAGGTTTTATTACTGCTGTTGGTTTTATACCAGGAAAAACTTATACTGCCACAATAACTGGGAACGATATTAATTTTCCAAAAACAGAAAAGTTTGCTATGACAAAAACTAAAGCAGAGTTTTTAAACGATCTTGAAACTAAAAATCAAGGTCAATTTTGCGATATCTTAAATTGTAAAACGTCAACAATAACAACAGGTGGCAAAACACAAACTCTTGAAAAGTTTATAGCAAGCGTTATGACTCCTCAAGTGAAACCGGCAGTAAAAAAACAGCAGGTAAAAAAATCTGATCCACTTTATGATAAACCTGGGGTTTATAATGTTTTAGGAAGTGGTGAACCAGGACAGATATCACAGAGTAACATAAAAAGAATTCTAACCAACCTGTTGAAATATCGTCGTGTTGGTGACTTAATAAGACTATCTTTTAGAGATATTGATGACACCAGCGGTGGAGGACAAAATAAGTGTTTGAAACCCCACTCATTCACAGTTAGATATTCAGATCCACAAAAGGAAGAGTACACTCTAAGTTTAGATCAAAAAAGTTACAAAAATATTGTACACCCAGACAACATGATCAATGGTCAATATCTTGTAGATATTGAACCTTGCCTGCCAAATCAAAGTGAGAACTTTAAACTAAACGTTGTTCAATTATATAACTTTATTAAAAATTATTTAGTTGCAGGTCAGTTATCAAAAATCGATGTATATCTTGAAGATGAAGATCTTGCTCCCGGCGCAACAAAAGTTTCTTATATTGGCAGAGAAGAGCAGGAAAAGATTGATAAACAAGTCGCTGTACAAAGGCAGAGAGAAATCGAAGCGTGGAAATTGGACCCTGTAAACGTAAAGAAAAGTAAGTTTAGAAGAAAAATTGAAAAAACCAAAGCAGTTGTATTTATTACCCCAGTCTATAATGACACGTCTTTCTTTATCAACTATTCAAATGCATTGTCAACTGGTATGAAGACTATTGAGAAAGTCTATAAAGATGTTGAACAGGACAAATTGAGCGATGCGCTTAAAGATGGTTTAGCAGGAGTGTTTAACGCATTTTCACAAAATATTATTTTCCCAGAAAATGGTAAAAATGGCATGATTAAAATTTTATCTGCCACAAATAGTGCAACTATAAAAACACAATCAGTGGCAAGTTCGATTGCTGGTGTTGTTAGGGAACCCGCAGTAAACTTACTCATGAATTATATTAATGAAAATATAAAATGGGAAAAGTATGCAGCAGTAAAATATCCAAATTTTGATCCAAACAACCCACCTGAAGATAAATTTTCTCTAAAATATATTGAATGGGCAGCAACGAAGGCAAAATATGAAGCGTCAAAGTTGGCATTTGAAGAGTTTAAAAAGTCACTTCTAACCAGAAAGTCAATAGCATCACTTGTAAAAAGACTTTTGACGAATAGAAAAACTTTGACACTTCCACTTAACGAGATGCTCAGACTAATAGATGTTCAATCAGATTATGATGTATGCAAAATGTTTGATTGCAAAAAAACAATTATTAGATCACGATTTGTAAAAGGAACAGAAGGGGTTATCAAACCAAAAGATACTAAAACAACTGGCGTTGTACAAGGGACAATGACTTTAGAGAAGTTCTTAGAGTTGGATGACGATGCAATTGCACCTGCTGCAATAGTCAAAGCAAAAGTTAAACAAAAGACTGACGTTCAAAAGCAAACGACCGAACCACAGAAAAAAGAACCAGAAGTTACCGTATCTGCTACTGGTTATATTCGTGTCGCAACAGAACAATACACAAAATTTGACCAAGGCAAATTAAAAGAGGGCAATCCAAAGGCATGGAAATTAATTGCTGAACTTTGGCGAGTTGGAGCAAAAGATCGAAAAATATATCTTAATACCCTTAGTGGAATGGAATATGGATTTATCACGACAGGTCTAGAAGTTGACGGGAAAATTTTAAATCAAAGAGAAATTATTCAAAAATTTGGACGTGATAAAGCGGCAACAGGGACCGGAGGCGTTGTTTTGCCATCAAGCGTCATGACAAAGAAAAACATTGAAAAATTCTATAAAAAATATGAAAAAGATTTGCCATACGAAAAAGAACAATATATAGAAGTATTTAAAGGTAATGATTATACTTGTAGCAGTTATTGGTCTTCTGCATTTATAAATTACTGTATGCGTGGAGATTCCGACTTTCAAACACTATTAAGAAAAAGTCCAATTAAAAATCGTGGCAATCATAAATCTTATTGGCACGCTGGAGCAGAAAACGTTGTCAGACTTGTGAAAAAATATAAAGAAGAAATAGATGCAGGTAAAAGTGAGAGTGATGCAATTAAAAGTGCCATTGAGGAAGTGAAATTGTTTGGTAAATGGATATTTTTACGCCCAAATGTTGCAGAAAAAATTAAATTTAAAGAAGGCAACACCATCGGAAAAGTTGGCGATATTGTTATGGTGACTATGAGTGGAAGCATGAGAAGACTTCACGGCGACATAAAGATAGATCCAAATACAAGAGTTGGTGGTAATGTTCGCGATACGGTTTATGGTAAAACGCGAAACATAAATGTTGGTGGAGTAGTAACCAAAAACGAAGAAGCACTAAGAAGTGCAATAGAACTATTTAAAACAGAGTACAACTCAAATATTCAAAGTTTTAAAAGGGCAAATTACAAATAAGGGTAGCAAGAGGAAAAGAAATGCACGAAATTAAAAATTTTTCAACCAAGTCTTTAAAAAGAGATCTTCTAGAAGAATTTCTCAATTACATGAACGAAGAGTTATCAATAGATCAACCTTACTCTCTCTACTTTGTTGATGATAAAGAAAATGCCTCTGAAGCACTTGGCAAGACTGCCATGTATAACCCTTCTACAAACTCAGTTTACATTTATGTTACGAATAGGCACCCAAAAGACATTATGCGTTCTATTGCTCATGAGTTGGTTCACCACAAGCAAAATTGCAGCGGTGAATTACAAAATATGTCATTTGAAAAAGCAGAAACTGATGCTAATGCTGGCGGTTTTTTTCTTAGAAAGTTTGAAGATGGTAGAAAGAAGATGGAAGAGCAGAAAGTACAATTAAATGTTGGTGCTCGCAAACGTAAAGATATTATAGCAGATTATGAGGACGGCGACCTACCACAACTTAAAATTACAACTGCTAAACAACAAAAAGCAATATTAAACACAAATTCGGATAGCAAAACTGGAAAATGTGAAACAGGGTATGAGAAAAGAAAAATAGGTGGTAGGAACCTAGTTTTTCAAAATAAAGAGATCTGCCTTCCAAAAGAATTGAATAAAGAATTCCCAGTGGGGAATTTTTCAGGTGTTCTAGCAACAAATAAAGACGTGGCACTTATGGTCAAGGATGTTCAAAAAAATGGTGCTAACAGTATCTTTTTAACAGATTTGGTTCCTGATTCACTAACTAATGCGATACTTTCATTTGAGATTATAAAGAAGGATCTTGAAGTCGTTAAAGGATTAAAAACACCCGGTGAAGATTATATACCAAAAAGATCTAAATTCAAAAAAGATCTGAAAAATTATGAAAAAGAAGTTAAAAAGTTTGTAGAACTTCAAAAAGACAAAATTGGTGCTAAACCACCAGAATTTCCTAAATCAGATATACAATTGTACACAAAAAGTCAATTGGAGGCGGCAACCAGACTCTATTATTTAAACAGGGATGGGGTTTTATTAATTCCAGGTAGAACTATAAGAAGTACAGATATAATTGGCAAAAAATTTGAAGATTGGATATTTGGCGCTGATGTAAATAACTTTGGACGTGTATATAAAGTAAATCCAGAGCAACTTGAATTATATAGAAGAAAAATTAAACCCAGTGAAAAAAAACTGGAAAGTATAATGGGCGTTGAAGCAGCAGGAGCACAAGTTATAAAATGGGGCGGCAAAGATAGAAAATATGACCCATTGCTAAAAATTCAAGACGGACTAGATTTGGTCGGATTAAGTGTAGATCCCTACGGCGTTGGTGTCGCAGCAGATTTTATTAATGGTCTTATATATTTTGAAAAATGGGTTCTATATGATAAACCCCCGTTCGTAAAAATTCCATTGCCAGATGCTTTAAAAGAATATACAAGTGTTTTTGGTGCGGAAAATATTTATCTACCATCAGAGAACTGGTGGATGTCTATGGTGTCTTTTGCTGGTGTTACTGTATTTGGAGACACTGCAAAAATAACTAGAGGACCTCTGGTTAGTTATGTTAGAGCAATGGAGAGATCCGTATCGGCATTGAAAGGAATGACAGGTCGTACCTCAAGCACACTTTATTTAAAAACTTTTCAAAGAATGATGGATTTGCTTCAAACTATTTGGTTGCCAATCAAAGATGTTCTGCTTTCTTTAATCAGCGGAAAGAAACGCGAGTTCGCTGAGTCTTTTTTGGGTCTAATAATGTCACGCCCTATTGCTAAAAAAGTTGCAAAAGAATTATTTGGGGACGGTAAATTGCCCGATTGGTTTAAAAAAATTGATGATGGAATGACTGAAGTAATTAAGTCATCACGAAAATTTGTATTAACTGTTGCCAAAAGAAAGACTGCGATTAAAGAAGCGATAAATACAGTTACTGCGGAGTACGCAAAAGAAATTACTAGCAAACTAGTATCAACACTTGGAGTCGATGAGATTGCCGGTGTTCTTGCAAAAAAACTACAGCAAGACTTTGATATTGGTCTTATTGATCAATTATATGATGCTGCTGGTAACTTAATTTGGACAAAGATACCTAGAGATTTAGATAAAATTGCTGACCCCGTTCTTAGAACAAAATTAAATAATATGAATAAAACTCAGTTGGCGAATTGGGCGAAGGAGTCTTTCAAAGATGCGGCAGAGAGTGTATCAAAGGAAATAGCAGAAGGGATTAGAAAGAGTCCAGAATTCGCCAGGAAGTTTAGTAATCAAGTTTTTGATTTGGTGAACTCATCTAAATTTAGAGAAGAACTTTTTAAGAAATACAGCAAAGAAATTTTAATAAAGTTAGAGCAATTCGAGGCGGCAGGATTGCCAGTTACAGAGTCAATTATCAGACTTGAAGTTCAAAGGGTTGTTACAAAAGCGGGCAGCGAAGATCTTGCAGGTCTTGTTACTGGTTCTATTCCATTTATAGAGGAAGAATTTGCTCGCGTTGCTGCAAAGCGAATTGGTGGTGAAGCGGCAGCGGAGGCGGGTCTCGCTATTAGAGCAGGGTGGTATAGCAAATTCATGAGAATGGTAAAAGCATTCATTGCTAAAAACGTTTTTGTGACCCAGGGTATTGGAGGTATCCTTTATAAGAAACTATTCAATAGCATGAAAGATGAATTTTTAAAAGTTTTCAAGGCAACAACATACGAAAATTTGAAATTCGGACCTAAAATAGTGAGACCACTCTGGGGTCTTGCGGTAACTTACTTTAAACTGCTATTATTTCTTGCTGCTGGTAAGACGAATACGTTCTTGCACATTTACGCTAGATATTATAGACCTATTTGTGGTGAACGAGACTTTGTAAAATATTTCAACAATATTGTTATTCCTGCCATTGCGGTAATATGGAAAGCGGCGCTAACACCAATGTCCGCTACATATGACTATCTTGCTGGTACCCCACCTAAAAATCCCGGTCCAGTGTTTTATAAGCAGACTTTATTTGAAACCTTTAAAATGTTTATTACACCTGAGACTGGTGAAATTCAAATTAATTTTGGGACAGGGACATCTGGTTTTGTAAAAACGCTAGAGTGTAAAAGATTTTCCAAGATTAAAAAGAGTGAAGTTGGTAAATCCTCCGATGCACAAACTAGAATAAAACTCAAAAAAGTATATTTTGATCACGCCAAAAACGTCACAGATAGATTAAATGCTTTAATAAAGGAAGATGAAAGATTAACCAAACAGTTTATAGAAAATACAATCAATCAAGCAACTACAGACGAAGTTAAGGATCAAAATGACGCCAATACAAGTGTAGCATCTGATGCTGCTCAAGCAACAGCAAAACAAAAATCCGATGCTGCCGAACGTGAAAGGCAAAGAAATAAAGAACAAAAAGAATTACGCGATCGACTTCGTGCGGCACGACAAGGTAGGAAAACTGGGTTTAAGGAACCCCCTAAAAGTTCAACGCCTGCTGCTAAACCTGCAACAACGCCTACTACTAAACCTGCAACAACAGCACCCGCTGCTAGACCAGCACCACCGACATCCCCAGGTGACAGTCAGATGACAGGCGAGTCTAAAAATCTTTCTGATTATCGAAAAGATATATTAGAAGAAAGATTAGAAAAACTTATAATAGGATTTACTAAATGAGTTTAAATAGAAACGATGTAAAGACAGAAATTTATCGCCTACTTGAACTTGGTACAATCACTGATGACCAAGCAAATCAAATTTTTGATAAATCGTATGAAAATCAACAAAACAATAGTGATGTAATGCTAAATATAAGTGACACTGCTGCTGAGTGGGTTCAACAAAAAATAACAGAGTTAGGATTTTAATAAATGGCAACTGCTGCATTAGACGCATATTATCTTTATCGTAAAACTACCGACACTGGTAGAGTAGCATTATCAAGTCCTACAACCTTGTTTGCTTCTGGTGTTGACTCAAGCATTAGTGCTTTAACCAATATTGGTTTTACATTTAATTTTAATAATACTGACTATACTCAGTTTGCTGCTTGTACAGATGGTTATATCCAACTTGGTGCTGCGGATACTGCTGATTTTACAAACGATTTAATCCAGGTTGATACAAGAACTATTCTTTGCCCATGGTGGGACGATTTAAAGACTATGGGTAATGGTCTTCGCTATGAATTACAAGGTACTTCACCAAATAGAAAACTTGTTGTTGACTTTGATTCTCAGATTTTTTGGAATGATAGTGATCCAAACTTAAAATTTCAAGTCATCCTTTACGAGACAACGAACAGAATTGAATTTAGATATGATGATCCTGCATCATCAAGTGGGGCATCAAGCAGTGCTTCTGTTGGTGCAAAAATAACAATCACCAGCAATGCTGGCACTGATGCTGATGGCAAGTTTAGAGACTTTGTTGGTTCTACAGTTTCACCTTATGATGTAGAAAACAACTCCAATGGTGGATGGTCTCAAGTCATGCGTGATGGTGCTGTTGTTAAGATTCCAAACAACACACAAGTTGGTACAGAAGGAAGAGATTTTCCTGGTGATCCTGATAACGATCAGCAAGGCGAACAATACTACTTCCTATTCTCGCCTGACGAAGAAGGCGGCGGTGGCGGCGGCGGTGACACCGATGGTGATGAAGGTGCAAAATTTAATGTTAATCCAGAAGGGTCATTTGACGGTCCTTTAATCACACGATTTAGTGCAGTAAATACAAATTACAATAAAACGGGTGGAGTTGAACAAATTCCTTTTTCCCTACAACAACCAGGACCTTTTTCATTAAAGTTTAGAGGCACAGCATTTAAAATAACATCAGGAGACTCAAATGAATAAAATCCTAAATGAAGGCGGCAATATTTTTAAAGGTGCTGAAGGTGGATCAGAAACCATTCGTATTAAGCGTGAAGATGTTGACCCTACTCTTGAATGGTTAGAAGGTATTTTAGGTATTGATCTTGTTAATTTTAAGTTGGGAACAACCGGTAGAAAAGAAACATCTGGTGATTTAGATATTGCTATTGATAAGGATAAGGTATCAAAAGACGATCTTATCAAAAAGTTATTAGCATGGGTAAATGAAAATCATCCCGAACTTGACCTAGCAAATTCTGATGAAAAAGAGATGAAACAAAAGGTTCGTCAATGGATTGCAAAATCAGGTACATCAGTTCACTTCAAAACACCAATTCGTGGTGATGAAGCAAATGGTTTTGTTCAGACAGACCTTATGTTTGGTAACCCAGATTTCATGCTTTGGGCAGTCAAAGGCGAGATGGGACCAAGCGAGTATCGTGGTGGGGATAGACAGAACTTAATTAATGCCATTGCAACGCAGCGTGGTTACGCCTGGAGCGCTTTCTTTGGTCTAAAGGATAGAGAGTCTGGCGAAAGGACAAACGACCCGCAGGAGGTCGTAGACAAGGTTCTAGGACCAGGACATAAACCTGAAGACTTTGACAGTATTTACACACTATTTGATATTATTGCTGATAAAGAGAAATATCCCGACGATGTTTATGAGGCAATACGCGAAAAAGCAGGTTTTGAGTTTCCACACCGTGATGAGACTTTAGACGAGGCAAAGAAAATTGAACCTCGTATTCAACATGCTGAAGATTTAATTTTCTTTGAAGGCAGTGAAGGCGCTATGCGTGCTCTTGACGCTCTTGAAAAGATGAATGATCCCGAAGGTCGCCCAGAGACATCTCTAAAATGGGACGGTTCACCAGCAGTTATTTTTGGTCGTGATGCAGATGGTAAATTTATTTTTACTGATAAGAGTGGGTTTGGTGTAAAGTCATATAAAGGCAAGGTCGAATCTGAACAGGAAATGGAAGACATGTACCGTGCTCGTTCAGAGCGTGCGGCTAAAAAGATGGGTGTTGATCCAGAAGGTGTTTTCCAGAAAAGATATTCAAAGATTACTCCTATGATGCAGAAAGCATTTAGGTTAGCAGAAAAATCAGTTGATCCTGACCACAGAGGATACTTCTTTGGTGAGGTTCTTTACTTCGATAAACCAAAGGTTGAAGACGGCAAGTTTGTTTTCAAACCAAATATGGTAAAGTATAAGGTTGCAACTGACTCAGAAATTGGTAAAAAGATTGCAAATTCAGATGTTGGTATTGTTTTGCACCTAAAGAAAGACGTTGAAACTCTTGAAAATCAACCACTTGATTTTGAAGGTATGACGCCAGATTCAGATATTCTTTTCTTTGGTAAGACATTTATTGAAAAACCAGTTGGTGTTGACGATACAGAAGTTGCTGAAATAAAACAAATGGTTTCTACAAATTCTCAAGCAATTGATGGATTTTTCAACGCTGAAAAATTACGCAAGTTTGCTATTTCTGATTTACCAAATCTATTTTACACTTATCTCAACAGTAAGGTTGATACTGGATTAGAAAACTTGGGTGGTGATTTTATTGAGTGGATGAACAGTAAAGATAGAATCTCATCACAAAAGAAAGAAAATGTAGCAAACTACATTAATGATAATAAAGATACTTTTGATATTATTTGGCAAATTGTTTCTAGAACTATGAAAGTTAAAGATGACGTTATTGCCAATATTGATTCACAGGGTGGGTTGGAATTTAGTCAATCACTCGGTGATGAAGAAGTAGGTGAGGGTTATGTCCTTTCCGATGAAGGCAAATTAATCAAGTTGGTTGATCGCTCTAAATTTACAAGAGCAAATCGTTCAGTTGTTAGAGAACAAGAGGAACTTGATCCCGACTATGAGGATGATCTCGCAGGTCAGATTGCTGATATCGCAGACGTTGAAACACACGTCTTTATTCCTGGTGGATTTAAACCACCACACAAGGGACACCTTTCACTACTTCTTCAGGCAATTGATAAATACCCTGATGCCATTGTTCATATTACAAGTGGTCCAACAAAGCGAACTGCTGGTGATTTAGAGATCAGCGCTGAACAAGCAAAACAAGTTTGGGAAAAATATATTGAAAAATATGGAATTAGTAATGAAGTAGAACTTGACTATTTTGATCGTTTTGCCACAAACAGAAAGAAAAAAGATGGATCTGTAATAACTTCATCAAGTCCATTCCTTAGAATTGGTCTTAGAATGGAAAATGAATTAGATCCAAATTCAAAGGTTGTCGCTGTATCTTCAGAAGATGAGCATATCAATTTTGTAAAAAATGCAGCAACTTATCTAAATGATAAGAAAGAAAAGAATTTCACTTTTGAACCATTAAAAGCAGAAAAAATTGAAGTTGAACCTGGAGTTAAATTCTCTGCTACTCAAATGCGTAAAGCAATTAGTGAAGGTGATTTCGATACATTCAAAGCATTCATGCCAGAAAAACTTTCTGATGATGATGCAAAAGAAATATTTGAAATGCTTGGGGGTGTTATGGGTGAGGCATCCGTCGCTGCAAATATCGGGGGTTATTCGCTCCCTTTTGGATCGGATGAAAATCAAAACGAACAAACTATTTATAGGGAGCAGTTACGTCAAGTAATCAGACATTTAATTACCAAAGAGAGAGATGAAATGTTAAGTGAAGAAAAACAATTAAGACAACTTATTAGACAAATTATTAAAGAAAATGATACTCCAACTAAATCTACTGGATTAAATAAATTAATTCAAGCATTGAAGATTATTCTTCCAACTGTAGAGAATGGTTATAAATCTTTAACTACTGATAAGGAACAAAGAGACTCATTTAAGCAGCACTATCTCAAAGCAATCATTGATACTCTCTCACCACAAGATGCTATTCGTGATGCGTCTGGTGGCGAAGCATCTGCCATGCTAGGTGGTTCTGCACTTGAAGAACAAGAAGAGATTGAGGTGAATGTAACTGATGACGTCGCAGATCCAGCAGATTTAAGTGCCGATATCGAAGAGACAGAACCAGAAGACGTTACTCAGATTAAAAGAGATGCTGGTGTAACATTAAAAGATATTGAAGGTAAGAAAACTGATATTCCATTACCACAGATTCCTGGTTTAGATGAAACTGGTAGAGATGAATCAGTTGATGTATATAAAAAGACTGTTGATGCTATTACTAGAAACTACAGAACTCTACATAATGAAAGTGATAGAAAAGAATTTAAAGAATATCTTGTAACTAATTTATTACTTTACTTTGATAAGTTTGAAAATGATATTGCTCCTGAGTTAAATCCTGTTACTACACCTGAGTATGAGAAACAGAAAGCAGAAAAAGCACAGTTCACTTCACAGGGTGCAGAAACAGTATCTGAAGAAATTAAGAAAGCAATAAGAGAAACATTAAAGAATAGTTTATTTGGATGAGAAAGAACTTAAAGAAGAACTACTCTATAAAAAAGAAACTCAGATTAGAAAATAAAATAGATGAAGACTTTGAGGTGAGATTGAACAATCTTACCTTAGAAGATATTATTGCATTAAAGTTAGAGTTGTCAAGTAAAAATTATAAAGGTAAGTTCTATGGTCTTCAGTTATACAAATACATTCAAGACATAGCAAGAGATGCAGTAGTTAAGTTTGCTATTGCAGCAACAAACTCAAAAATCAAAGCATCTTATTTATTAGGAATTTCTTATAAACAGTTAAAATATTTACAAAATGGTTATGACTACGAAGCGTACTTCGATACTACCCACTTAACAGATAAACCTTATGATGATACAATTTAGTCATGAAGATTTCAGAACTGGTTGTAGGAGAGTTCTATATTATAAAACCAACTACCAAAAAGCAGGTAGTAATAAATAAAGATAGTTTAAAGTTATCTTCTTTTTCACCAGTCTATAAAGAAAATAAAGTTTATAAGGATTCTCTTTTCATCTATGTTGGTCAGAAAACAGTTCAGGTAGAAAAAAGACTTGACAGTAAGAAAAGAAATGTTTATACTTATAAACCACACATGATGCACTGTGTGAAGACTGGTGAAACATTTAAAATAACCAGTTATTATATTCAAACATATTTTGTAAAGCCAAAGAAATAGGAGGGTGCTATGGAGGCAAATGGTTTGTTCGGACGACCTTGGAAGGTAGCAGGTCGTTTCGATACTTTTGAGGCAGCAGATAGGAAGCGAAAGCAACTGTCCTCAGAAAAAAATTTACAAGTAAAAGTAAAAAAGCAGTTGAAGGGTTTTGTAGTTAAGACCCGTTCTACAGTGGTTGAACCACAAGTAGAAGAAAAAAAGTCCCGTAAAAAGCAACGGAAGGAGAAGACAAGTGATCGCTGATGTAGTCGTTGGTCTTCAGTATGGTGATGAAGGCAAGGGAAAGGTCACTCACCATCTTTGCAAAACAGGAGGATACACACACGTCCTTCGCTTCAACGGTGGTTGTAATGCAGGTCACACAATCTACCATGAAGGTAAGAAGTTTGTGACTCATCATATTCCAGCGGGTGTCTTTTTTGGAATCAAAAGCATTATTGGAAACGGTTGTGTACTTGATCCAAAACAATTTTTTAAAGAGTTAGAAGAGTTGAAGGCAGGTGGAATTGACACAGAGGGTCTGATTTATATTGCTAAGAATTGTCATGTAATCACCAATAATCATAAGGAAGAGGATGGCAAGGACAGTACAATTGGGACTACAAAGCGTGGTAACGGTCCTGCTTATCGAGACAAGTATTCCAGAGATGGATTCTTAGCACAGGATATTCCAGAGTTGCGACCATATCTAATCGATCTACATGATGAGTTTTGGAATCATGGTGAAGTAAAAATTCTTTGTGAGGGTGCTCAAGGTTTCGGTCTTGATATTGATTGGGGCGACTATCCATTTGTCACTTCCAGTCACTGTCTAACGTCCTCAGTCATGCTAAATGCAATTCCACACTACGCTATTCGTGATGTATGGGGTGTGGCAAAGGCATATGAGACCTACGTTGGTGCTAAGAAGTTCCAACCACCACACAACAAGGTGTTTGATCATATTCAAGAGGTCGGACAAGAGTTTGGAGCAACAACTGGTAGAGTGAGGCAATGTAACTGGATTGATTTGCCTTTTTTAAAGCGATCAGTTCAATTAAATGCTGTAAATAAAATTGTCTTTAACAAGATGGATGTTATGAGGCAAGTCGGAAATTGGAGTCTGAAAAACAACGATGGACAGTCTGAGTATTATGAATACTTTTCAAGTGAGAACGAGTTTACTCATAGAATTGAAGAGTACCTATCAAATGCGGTAAAAGATTTAGAAATTTATTTTTCAGATAATCCACATAAAATTTAGGAGATATTATGACAGATAAATATTATAAATTTCATTTTAAGAATGATAGAGTCAGCAAGGTTAAAAGTTATGATGTTGAGAATCTAGATCAGTTCTCTGATGCTTTAAAGTTTGCTTATGATGCGCTTGATAATCTAAATGAAGTAGAAGGTGGATACAGAATCGTTGGGATTTATGAAATTCTTTATCCGCACAACTTACAAAATCCCGATAACTTAAACTAATTACAAAAGGAAACAAAATGACAAGATATTATTGGTGCGACGATAAAACCAAAGAGAAAATCGAAGAAGAATCTCAAGATGACGGTGGAGTATCACCAATCATTCTAATGGGTGGACCTGATGGACCACCACCAGCCATGGACTGTATTGACGTCTCTGACAACGTAATCATGTTTTATGGTGATGTCAGCGAAAAGAATGCAAAGGTTCTAAATAAGGCAATTAGAATGATAGACAAGGACCTACAAGTTTTCAAGGTCAAATATGATGCAGATCCACCACCAATTAAGTTACACATCAGTTCTTACGGTGGATCTGTTTTTGCAGGACTTTCAACAGTAGATGTAATTCTGAATTGTAAAACACCAGTTCACACTTACATTGATGGATCAGCCGCCTCAGCAGCAACTCTAATCAGCGTTGCCGGAGATAAGAGATTCATTTACGAGCATTCACACATGCTTATCCACCAACTTTCCTCTTCTATGTGGGGCAAGTTTGAGGACTTCAAGGATGAGATGGAAAACCTCGACATGCTTATGACTAAGATCAAGAAGATCTACAAAGAAAAAACAAGTATGTCAATGAGGCAGATCACAGAAATACTTAAAAGAGACAAGTGGTTTGATGCTGAAAAGTGTGTTGAACTTGGACTTGTCGATGAGATTGTAGAAAATGGCTAAAAAAACTTATGTTTTAGATACAAATGTTTATCTTTCTGACCCAACTGCTTTTAAAAACTTTGGAAGAAACGATGTTGTTATTCCATTAAAGGTTCTTGAAGAGATCGATAAGCATAAGAAGCGTCAAGATGGTGTGGGGGCTAATGCTCGCCACACCATTCGTCTTTTGGACGAGTATCGTGGAAAGGGATCTCTTGAAAAGGGGGTCCGTATTGAGAAGGGTAAGGGTCTGCTTAGAGCAAGAATCTCTGATATCAATGCTCTCCCAGCAGAGTCAAATAAAAAAGATCCAGACAACATTATTCTTGCCTGTGCTTTGAACGAAGTAAATGATGGTAAAAGAGTAGTTGTTGTTTCCCGCGACATTAACCTCAGAGTGCGCTGTGACGCCCTTGGAATCCCTTGTGAGGGGTATGACATAAACCAAGTCGTAAATGACCGCAGCGAACTATACACGGGGTTTGAGAGGCATTTGGTAGATGACCAAACAATCGATCATTTTTACCAAGGTGAAAAAATCTTTGTGGATAAAGAAGAAAAGTTGTTATTACCTAATCAGTTTGTTATGTTGATCTCTAATTCTAATGAGAAGAAAACTGCCTTGGCAAGATTCTTAGCATACAACAAGCCTCTTGTAAAGGCAGGGATCCACAAACATGGAGTCTGGGACATCACACCAAGAAACAAAGAGCAATCTTTTGCCATTGATCTCTTATTGGATCCAACTATCCCTATTGTATCCCTCATTGGTGCCGCTGGTTGCGGTAAAACTCTATTGGCTGTGGCTGCTGGATTGGAACAAGTTTTAGACGAGGGTTCACAAGAACCAATCTATAATAAACTTGTAGTGTCCAGACCAATTATGCCTATGGGTAGAGACATTGGTTACTTGCCAGGAACCATGGAAGAGAAGATGGCACCTTGGTTAGCACCTGTTCAAGATAACTTAAAGTTTTTGATGGGTAATGATAAAGTATTGCTTGAAATGTATGCGGAAAAAGGTATTATTGAGATTGAGGCGCTCACTTATATTCGTGGTCGTTCAATTGCAAATGCTTTTATCATCATTGATGAGGCACAGAACTTATCAGTTCACGAGTTAAAAACAATTATTACTCGTGTTGGTGAGGGTACAAAGATTGTCCTCACAGGTGATATTGAGCAGATCGATACCGTATACTTGGACGCAACAAGCAACGGTCTATCCTACGCTGTTGAGAAGTTCAAGGAGCACGATCTCGCAGGTCACGTTTCACTACAGAAGGGTGAGAGATCAAAGGTCGCGACATTAGCAGCAAAGGTGTTATAATGAATTTAAAGGAATATATGATCGACTATGTTGGAAACAAGCACAACCCTGAAAATGATGATGTTACAGTCGATATGGTTGTAGAAACTTTGGCAGAGGAGTTTCCTGAGTTTCTACTTATGGTTGCAGAGGAGAACTATATCAGAGGGTATGAACAAGCACTCGATGATGTTAATAGTGTAAAACAAAAGTATGGACAGCAAGCAGCAGTACATAAGAAGAAGAGCAAAAAGCGCAAAAATAAATAATGGTTTTACTATAAACGGCGTCAAAGTTCAAGTTGGTGAGAAACCTAACTTTGATGTTGAAAAGTTTCTGAAAAATAAATTTAGTAAGTTACCTAACAATTTAGTAAATTGCGTCAATAAAATTATTTTTGGTGGATTTCACCTTAGTCCTGAGTATATTGGTAAATCTGTAAATGATGTTATATACTTAAGCAATAAATCTAATGAAGAAGATCTCTTTTCTGATCTTATCCACGAGTTGGCACACGCTTTTATTAGAAAGAACCATAAACAAGTTTTTGGTGATGGCAAACTTAAAAAAGAATTTCTATCTAAAAGAAATAAGTTATATCACAAAATGAGATCAAGTGGGATAAATTTGCCACCTCATCAGTATTTTGAAAATCCAAATTTTGATAGAAAATTTGATGGGTATTTGAATAGAGCGGTGGGATATGATCTTCTTAGTCAGTTAATCTCTGGTATATTTCCAACTTGTTATAGCGTTAGTTCTTTGGATGAATACTTTTCAGTTGGTCTTGAATTACTATTTACTGGTAAGGGCAGGATGCTTGAGGACTGTCCTGTATTGAGAGAGAAGGTGTCATTATGAGAAAACCAAGAGTTCTTTTTGAACAAGCACTAACAGAAAAAATGCAGCGTTTGCGAAATAAAGTAGCAGCAAAACAAAAAGAAAAGCAAAAACGTAAAGAAGACGAGAAGAAGAAAGGATTTGAAAAATTTTACAAGATGAGTTATAATGAACTACGTCAAGAGGCAAGAGATTTAGAAATATCCACTTGGCGTAAGACAAAAGAGGATTTAATTGAAGAACTCATCCGAGAATACAAAAGATTACATTAGTTACTCACGCTACAAGATGTTTAGTGAGTGCGGTTGGCGATACCGCTTAGTTTACAAAGACAAGATTCCATATTACTCCAGCAATGAGTACACAGCGTTTGGTACAGCAATCCACGCTACTTGTGAGAATGTCCTCTTTGGAAATGAGAACGCAAAACCAGAAGAATATTTTGTTGAGCAGTTTACAAACGAGCGCAAAGAGGTTGAGAAACCAGATGACGTTCTAGCGGAGCAGATGCTCTCACAAGGCAAGACAATACTCCCACAGGTACAAGGAGCAGTTAAGAGCGTCTTTGGCGATTACAAGGTATTCTCAGTCGAAGAAGAACTATTACAACCTATCAGAGATGACCTTGATTTCAAGGGATATATCGATATGGTTCTAAAAACACCTGATGGCAAGTACCACATTTTAGATTGGAAAACTTGTTCATGGGGTTGGAACGCTCAAAAGAAATCTGATAAACTCATGACTTATCAGTTAACGCTATACAAAAAATATTTCTGTGAAAAACACGACATTGATCCAAGTATGGTTGAGACATACTTTGGTTTATTGAAGAGAACCCCAAAGAAAAACAACGTTGAGATCTTTCGTGTAACAAGTGGCAACAAAAAAACTGAAAATGCCCTTAAATCATTAAATAATTTTATCTATAATACTGACAAGAATATGTTTTTCAAGAACAGACTCTCTTGCAAATACTGTTCTTTCTATAAAACAGAACATTGTAGGTAAAATTAATGGAAGAAAAAAGAATTAAAGTGCTCACTCTTGGTGATATGCCTTTGAGCACATCTGGAGTTGGCAATCAATCAAGATATGTTATAGAGGCGCTTCTGAAGAGTGGAAAATTTGAAGTTTTCTCTCTTGGTGGTGCTATGAAACACCCACAATATCAATTGATAAAGACAGAAGAATGGGGCGATTTGTGGAGAATTTTGCCGGTAGATCAGTTTGGAACAAAAGAAATTGTTCGTTCGGTAATTTGGAGAGAAAAACCAGATATTCTTTGGTTTATGACTGATCCTCGTTTTTGGGGTTGGTTGTGGGAAATGGATAACGAAATTCGCACTAATGTCCCTATGGTTTATTATCACGTTTGGGATAACTATCCATATCCAAAATTTAATAAGAGATTTTATGAAAGTAATGATGTTATCGCTACAATTTCTAAGTTAACTGATGACATTGTTAGAACAGTTGCCCCTGATGTAGAGGCAAAATATATTCCACATGCAGTAGATACAGAGACATTCAAAAAATTATCAGATGAGGACATTCAGACTTTAAGAAAGAAGAATACAGACATCAACGGTGAAAGTTTAGATGAAAAGTTTATTGTACTATTCAATAGTAGGAATGCCAGAAGAAAACACAGTGGTACGCTAATTTTTTGGTTTAAAGAATTCTTAGAAAGGATTGGCGAAGATAAAGCGGTTCTTCTAATGCATACTGAACCAAAAGATCCAAATGGTCCTGATTTAACTCAAATAATTGAAGATTTAGAACTCAACAAAGGGCAAGTTTTATTCTCTAGAGAGAAAGTAAGCGATAAAGAAATGGCGTCCATGTATAATTTAGCAGACGTAACGGTCAACATTTCAGATGCTGAAGGATTTGGTTTGTCGTGCCTTGAATCGCTCTCTTGTGGAACCCCTGTGGTCGGTGTTAGAACAGGAGGACTGCAAGACCAACTAACTAACGGTGAAGAGGTTTATGGTAAAATGATTGAACCATGTTCTCAGCAGATTGTTGGTTCACAATTAGTTCCATACGTTATGGAAGACAGAATAAACAAGCAAGACTTTATAAATGCTCTGTACGACATGTATTTTGCAGGAAAAGAAGGCAGGGAAGAGATTGGTGCAAAGGGAAGAGAGCATGTTATGAAAAATTTCAATTTTGAAAAGTTTAACGATTCATGGGTAAAGTTAATGACATCAACGCACGAAAAACATGGTTCTTGGAAAAATAGAAAAAATCGTCAAAATTGGAGAAGTGAATCACTATGAAAAAGAAAGTATTGTTAGTTGGACCAGTATTAACACAATCGGGGTATGGAGAACATGCTAGAATGGTTTATCGATCTTTAAAAAGTCGTCCGGATATTTTTGAGATATTTGTAAATCCTGTAAATTGGGGATCAACTAGTTGGACTTCAGAAGACAGCGAAGAGCGAAAAGAAATTGATGAAATTATTAATAAAACATTTGAGCACATGCAAAAACAATTGCCTTTTGATGCAACTATCATGGTAACAATCCCGATTGAATGGAAGCAATATCGATCTGCTCCAATCAACATCGGCGTTTGTGCAGGCATTGAATCAAACATGGTATCGCCGCACTGGTTAGATGCAGCGAATAGTTTTGTAGATAAGGTGATTGTCCCATCTGATTTTTCAAAAAGAACGTTCACAGACGGAGAGTGGGGCGCTAAAGATCCTAACGGAAATGAGGTTAAGTTAATATGCAACACAGGAGTTGAAGTAGTTCATTATCCAGTAGAAGAAGAATATTTGAACCCTTCTGACTGTTTGCACGAGAGTTTTAAGTTCAAATATGATTTTAACTTTTTATGCGTTGCACAGTGGGGACCTAGAAAGAATATAGAAAACACAATAAGGTATTTTGTAGAAGAGTTCAAGGATGAGGAAGTTGGTCTTGTCTTGAAAGTTTCAATCAAGGATGGTTCAACAATAGATTTTTACGAAGCAAAAAAGAGACTGACAGCACTTTTAAGTTCATATCCTGATAGAAAATGCGATGTTAACTTAATTCATGGATATATGAGCAAGGAAGAGTTAAGTTCTCTCTACACTCACCCACAAATCAAAGCAATGATTAACTTTGGTCACGGAGAGGGTTATGGTTTGCCATTGTTTGAAGCAGCAGCAGTCGGACTTCCAGTAATTACTCATGATTGGGGTGGGCAAAAAGACTTTCTATACGCACCAAAGAAGGATAAGAAGGGTAAAGAAAAGATTAAACCACATTTCAGCAAAATCTCTTATGATTTAAATCCAATTCAAAAAGAAGCAGTCTGGGATGGTGTTTTGCAACCTGAAACAAAATGGGCGTTTCCTCACTGGGGATCGTGTCGTATTGCCATGAGACAGTGCTTTGAAAACTACGGACTCTTCTCTGGACAAGCAAAGAAGTTGAAGAAGTGGGTGGTCAAAACTTTCACTAAAGAGAGTATAGAAAAAGAGTTTATTGAAAAGTCTTTAGGGGATTATTTTATCCTGAACGATATTCACGATGAAATCGATGATATGATAAGTGGATTAATGGATGATTAAAAAAATAATATTTGTCTCAGATTTTTTCACTGAACAATTGACTGGAGGCGCGGAATTAACTTTTGAGGCGCTGATTGAATCATGTATATTTTCACATATAAAAGTGAATTCGAAGCAGTTAACAAAAACTTTTATTAATGACAATAAAGACAATTATTGGATTTTTGGAAATACTCATACTTTAAATGATGAGTTGTTGTTTTATATTAGTAAAAATTTAAATTATTCAACAATACAGTTTGATTACAAGTTTTGTAAGTATCGACTACCAGAACTTCACGAGGAGAAGGGAGAAAATCCTTGTGATTGTAGTTCAAGTCGCCACGGTAAGATTTATTCAATCTTTTTAGCAAAATCTAACTCTATTTGGTGGATGTCTAAAGAACAAAGAGATATTCACTTTTCCCACTTTCCTTATTTAGAAAAAACAGAAAATCATGTTTTAAGTTCCGTTTTTTCAGATAGTAACTTAAAGTTTTTTGAAGAGCATGAAAAGCAAGATAAAAATAATAAATACATTATTTTAAACTCAAATTCATGGGTCAAGGGAGTTCAAAAATCAATAGAATATGCTGAGAAGAACAAACTTGACTATGATCTA